CTCAATGTTTCCGTACTTTAACACATTAACGCTAATTAAATTTGCCATTTTTCTATGGTATTAGTTAATAAATAGATAAGTTGCAAATATACAACAATTTTTGTATTTTTGCTAGTTGTAAGTTAATTTTAACTAGATTTGGACAAAACTGTTTGGCTCAATCCTTCCAGTAAAGGGAAAGTATTTGATATATCTAACATAAAGATAGGTATACCTAAAAAACCATCGTCTGGTATTGGAGGAATTAAAAAAGGAAAAAAAAATCAAAAATGGACTAGAAATTCTTTGCCAGAAAACTGGGATGTTTTAGAAGCTAAAACAAAAGAAAAGTTTGTAGAGCAAGAGTTTACTAGAAGAAGAGATGGATACTGGTTTATGAACAATGGTGAGCCCACCTATATTACAGGAGCTCACTATTATTATTTAAACTGGTGTAAAATAGATGTTGGCTATCCAGATTATAGAGATAGAGACAGAAGGTTCTTTTTATTTTGGGATGCATGCGTAAAAGATGATGATTCATATGGCATGGTAATGGTAAAACATAGACGTGAAGGTGCTTCGTGGAAAGGAGCTTCTTTAGCGTTAAACATGATAACATCTAACTATAACGCTCACGGTGGTTTGCTTTCTAAAACAGGTGCAGATGCTAAAGATTTATTCTTTAAAGTAGTAGATATGTTTAGAGGGTTGCCAGATTTTTTTCAGCCAATTATTGATGGTACTGATAATCCAAAATCAGTTTTATCATTTAAAAAACCTGGTGAAAGAATTACAAAGAAAAATCAAGGAGTGCAAAAATCTGAAGCGTTAAACTCTAGGATAGATTGGAGAAATACAAAAAACAACTCTTATGACTCCGCAAAGCTAAAATACTTTATGTCTGATGAGGCGGGTAAATGGGAAGAAGCGGATGTTTGGAGGAATTGGCAAATTGTAAAACCTTGTTTATCGTTAGGTAGAAAAGTTGTAGGAAAATGTTTCATGCCTTCTACTGTAAATGAAATGTCAAAGTCTGGTGGAGAAAACTTTAAACGTATATGGGATATGTCTAACCCAGAAGACAGAGATTCTACAGGTAAAACTCGCTCAGGATTATACAGATACTTTACTCCAGTATATGATGGTCTTGAAGGCTTTATAGATGAGTATGGCATTTCTCAAATAGACGAAGCTAAAGAATACATGGACAGCATTAGAGATGGTTTGAGAGATGACACAAATGCTTTAGCTGAACAAAAAAGACAATATCCTTACAATCCAGACGAAGCATTTAGACATGATGCAAAAAAATGTTTGTTTGATGCTGAAAGAATATATCAACAATTAGAATATAATGAAGTTGCAGCACAAAAACTAGTTACTCCAGGTAATTTTATGTGGAGAAACGGAGTAAAAGATACAGAGGTAATGTGGTATCCAGATTATCATGGTAAATGGACAATTACATGGGTTCCTCCTAATCCAAACGCTAAATCTGATAGGAAAAAGAACTTTCCAGGTAACAGTCAAGGAATAGTAGCTGGATGTGACCCATATGACCACAGTACAACTACAGATGGTAGACGTTCAGACGCAGCTGCTTATGTTTTTAGAAAATACAATCCTGCAGAGCAGGATGCAACACATTGTTTTGTTGCTGAATATTTAAATAGACCTCCAAAAGTAGAGGTTTTTTATGAAGACATATTAATGATGTGTGTTTTTTATGGGTGTCAAATACTTGTAGAAAACAACAAGGTAGGATTAATTAACTACTTTAGAATGAGAGGTTATGAAAATTATTTAATGAATAGACCAGAAACCACTCATACAAAATATAGCACAAATCAACAAACTCCTGGTATACCAACAGCTGGAGCTGTTGTGATTAATGCTATTGCTGATTCTATACAAGCATATGTATATGATAATGTAGGATTTAATCAAGCTACAGGACAAATAGGTAATTGTTATTTTGACAATTTGCTAAAAGATTGGCTTGAGTTTGAATTAGATAATCGAACAAAGTATGATGCGTCAATGGCTTCAGGAATAGCTTTATTGGCTGCTCAAAAATTTGTAAAACCAGAACCAAAGAAAAGAGAATACGTGCCGTTTATTAGAAAATATAATATAAAAGGCAAAAAATCTAAATTGCTAAAAAATGGCTGATAAAAAAGATTACACATATGGATACCCTAGTCCTTTTGCTCCTTCAGATGTAAAGGAGACAAAAAAATATGGATTACAATACTTTCAAAGGATGTATAGAGAGTGGGCTGGAAAAGACTCAGTGGTGTTGCATCAAAAAAGAAGAAGAATAACAGAGCAAAGAGCTTATGCTGAAGGTCTTCAATCCTCAACTAAATATAAAGATTTAATGAATAAAAGTGGAGATGACTCTTATCTTAATTTAGATTGGAGTATAGTTCCTATTATTCCGAAGTTTGTAGATGTTATTGTTGGCAGCATGACTAATCAGGATTATAAGATAACATGCACAGCTATAGACCCTTTATCTACACAAAAAAGAAAAGATGACAAGTTAGACCTTTTAGTTCAGATGATGACTAAAGATTTTACTACAGAGCTATCAAGCATTACCGGTATACCTTTATCTCCTCAAGAAGATATTCCTGAAACAAAAGAAGAGCTAGATTTGTTTATGGAGCTTAATTACAAGCAAGCTACAGAGATAGCTATGGAGCAAGGTATTGAGTTAGCTTTTAATATTAATGATTTTAAAGAAGTTTCTAGAAGAATTATAAGAGACTTGGTTGTTGTTGGAACGGCTTCATGTAAAACATTTTTAAACAACGATGGAATAAATATTAGATACGTAGACCCAGAGTATTTAGTTACATCATATTCTAATAGGCCTGATTATAAAAATATAGTTCATGCAGGTGAGGTTATTAAAATAACACTTCAAGAACTAAAAAGAATGGCTGGTGACGAATTTACTGAAGAAGATTACAGACAAATAGCAGAAGCTTATTTAGGCAAAAACAACAATCCTTCTAAACTAAGCAAAGCATCATATTACGTTGACGGCATGGAGATGTATGACTATGATAAGTACTTAGTTGATGTGATGGATGCAGAGTTTAAAACTGTAAATGATATTCATTATGAAAAGAAAAATACTCAATATGGGACTTCTACTGTAAACAAAAAAGACAAAAATTATAAAGCTCCTAAAAAATCTAAATATAAAAGAGAGCAAATGAAACCAGACTTTGAAGTTTGGTATTCGGGAAAATATATTATAGGTACTGACTATATATTTGATTACGGAATGAAGAGAAATATGCTTAGACCAAAAAGCAATTTAACTCGTTCTTTATCTTCTTATCATATTTATACGCCACACATGTATAATATGAATAATAAATCTATTGTAGAAAGAATGATGCCTTTTGCTGACCAAATTCAGCTGATACATTTAAAAATGCAGCAACTTATTGCTAAGACCAGACCTAAAGGTATGGCTATTGAATTAGGTTCTATTGAAGGTGTAACAAAAGGTGATGGTAATACATTTACCCCTTTAGAAATACAAGATGTTTACGAGCAAACAGGTAACTTATATTTTAGAGTTCTTGATGATGGAGGAGCTGCGACAGGCTCTCCAAGACCAGTCCAAGAGCTTTCTGGGGGTATAGGCGGTGCTTTACAAGAATTAATACTTTCATATAGATACAATGTAGAAAGGTTGCGAGAAGTTACTGGTGTTAATGAGGTTAGAGAAGGTTCTGCTCCAAACAAAGAATCTTTAGTTGGTGTGCAAAAAATGGCTCTTTTAGCATCAAACAATGCTACAAGATTTATTAATGACGCTTATGTAAATCTTATGGAAAGAACAGCTTTTTCATCATCTTTAGCTTTACAAGATTTAGTTCAATTTAAAGGAGCTTATAAAGGGTATATTGATGCTTTAGGTGAAACAACTTTAAAAGTTGTAGATATAGGAAAAGATGTTACTCTTCATGAATTTGGAATAAAAGTTCAAGCATTGCCTGATGAAGAAGAAAAAGCTATGTTAGAACAAAACATTCAACAATCTTTAGCTCAAAAAGAATTGAGACTAGAGGATGCTATTATGATTAGGAATATAGGCAATATAAAACTAGCTAATCAATTATTAATATTAAGAAGAAAAAAATACGCTCAAGAACAATCTGAAAAAGCTCAAAGAGAAATGATGCTGAACTCTCAAGTTCAACAGGAGTCAGCAATAGCTGCATCTCAAGCACAAGCTCAAATAGAACAAATGAAACAAGAAGCTGAATCAAACAGGCTTCAAGTTGAGTTTAGATTAAAAGAAGAATTTGCCCAAGCAGAGCATGCTAGAAAACTAGAAGAAATAAAGATTCAAGGACAAATAAAAACCGAGCATATTGAAACAGCTTCAAGTGATATTGATTCTGATTTAACTAGAATTAGGAAAAGATAGTTTTTTTTAATATATTTGCAATTAGGTTTAATTTAATTTAAGTTATGGATAATAAAGATATTGCATCTTCTTTAGGCTATAAGTTAGTAGGCGAAGAAGACAAAACTGAAAAAACAGTAGAACAAGCTCCAGTTGAAAACACTGAAGTTAAAGAAGAATCTCCTGTTGCTGAGGAGACAAAAGAATCAGCAGATAGTTCTTTAGATAATAAAGAGGATGTTACTTCTACAGAGGAAACTTCTGAAGAGGTTGTATCGCCAGACTTTAACTCCATGTTAAGCGAAAAGTTTGACGGGAAATTTAAGTCGTTTGAGGAATTGAAAGAGGCATTAGAAAACAAGCCTGAACCAAAAGAGCAAAAAAAGTATGAAGACGAAAGGTTGAATACTCTTCTTGATTTTATGGAAAAAGGTGGACAAATGGAAGATTTTCTTTCAACTCAACTTACTAATTATGATGAGATGTCTGATGTAGACCTAATTAAAGCAGAAATGAAAGCTTTAGATAGAG